GCACAGACCGAGTTGTTGTTTGAAATGGCACAACGCTGGCAAGGTACTGGTAAACAAATCATTGTGATCAGCACAATGATGACTCAAGAACCTGTATCGTCGTTAACTGGACTAGACATGGATCATTATCGTTTGCAAAAGGTCACTCTAGAAGAAGCAGTGCGTCAAATACGTCATCGTAGACTTAAAGTAAAGATTACTGTAGTTCGCCCTGGCAATATTGCTACTAGTTCAGATAAAACAGTACCTCCGGCTGCTGATGTTGATAATTGGGCCAAAACTTTGTTAGGTCTACTAGATATGGCCGCACATAACAATCTCAGAATTCCAGATATTTCTTTAGGACCAGTATGACACCCAAAGATATTTTAACCAATAAACACTTTTGTCCAATGCCGTGGACTGGGCTAATGTATAACGTAGATGGCAAAGTAAAAAATTGTATTCGTAGTGCTAGTAGTTTAGGCAACATCAAAGACGACACTATTGAAGAAATCCTATTAGGTCCAGCCAACCTGACCAAACAAACAAATATAACCGATAACCAACCAGCCGCCGGTTGCCATACTTGTTATGAATTAGAACACGGTAAGGAAGGGTTTGATATTATCAGTGATAGAATTTTTTACATACGAGAATTTAAAAAAACACCACTCGATACTTACCGACCCAATAATTTTGATTTACAAACCATTGATGTGCGGTGGACTAATTTATGTAATCTTGCTTGTGTATATTGTGGCCCTGAGTTTAGTAGTCGTTGGGCAGACGAATTGGGTAAAAAAATATCACAACCAACCGAACAACAGCAACAGGATTTCAGAGACTACATTTATCAACACGCCAAGAATCTCAAACATGTATATCTAGCCGGCGGCGAACCCTTGTTGATGAAGGAAAATTTAAAACTACTTCGAGAATTAAACCCTGATGTTAATCTTAGGATAAACACAAATCTTAGCAAGGTCGATACCGGAGTGTTTGATGCTGTATGCCAATTTAAAAATGTTCATTGGACAGTAAGTGCAGAAACTATAGAAGATGAATTTGAATACATACGATTCGGTGCCAGGTGGCAGGATTTTTTAGACAACCTGAACACAATTAAAAAACTTGACCATAAAATAAGTTTCAATATGTTATGGTTTCTGTTGAATTATGACACGGTATTTGGATATGTAGATTATTTAAAAAAGCTAGGGTTCCATAACAATAGTTTTATTATTGGGGCATTACTAACTCCGGACTACCTAAACATTAGACATTTGCCAGAAAATGTGTTAAACTTATTAAAGAATAAATTGGAATCTAAAATTAACGAGCAACCTGGATATTTACTTGAAGATAGTTATCGCAACATGCTACGCTATATAGAACAACCAATTGCCCAAGATTTAACAACGTCGTTTGAAAAGTTAGCCGTAATGGATCAACGTCGTGGGGTAGACAGCAGTAAGATTTTTACAGAATTATACAAACTTAACGAAGGAAAGTAATTATGGCAAAACCATTTGATATAAGCAAGTTCCGCAAGGACATTACCAAGAGCATTGAAGGTCTAAGCATCGGATTTAACGATCCAACAGATTGGATCTCGACGGGCAACTTTGCCTTGAATTATCTGATCTCAGGAGACTTTAATCGAGGTATTCCCTTGGGCAAGATTACTGTGTTTGCCGGCGAGTCAGGTGCAGGTAAATCCTACATTTGTTCTGGCAACATTGTTAAAAACGCACAAGAGCAAGGTATTTTTGTTATCCTAGTTGACACAGAAAATGCACTAGACGAAACATGGCTTCACGCACTTGGCGTAGATACCAGTGCAGAGAAATTACTTAAATTAAACATGAGTATGATTGATGATGTGGCCAAAGCCATTTCAACCTTCATGATTGATTATAAAGCATTACCAGATGGCGAACGTATGAAGGTGTTGTGGGTTATTGACTCGTTAGGCATGTTATTGACACCAACCGATGTTAACCAGTTCGAAGCCGGAGATATGAAGGGTGATATGGGTCGTAAGCCTAAGGCACTTACAAGTCTTGTCCGTAATTCAGTCAACATGTTTGGCGGTTTCAATGTTGGAATGGTATGTACCAACCACACATACGCAAGTCAAGACATGTTTGATCCAGATGATAAAATCTCAGGTGGTCAAGGCTTTATCTATGCATCTAGTATTGTTGTTGCCATGAAGAAAATGAAACTCAAAGAGGACGAGGATGGTAACAAGATTAGTGAAGTCATGGGTATCCGTGCTGGCTGTAAAGTAATGAAAACCCGTTATGCCAAACCGTTCGAAGGCATGCAGGTTAAAATTCCTTACGAAACAGGCATGAATCCCTACAGTGGCCTAACTGACTTGGCAGAGAAAAAAGGTATTCTTAAAAAAGATGGCAATCGTTTGATGTTTGTTACCAGCGATGGAGAAATTATTAAACAGTTCCGCAAGGCTTGGGAAAGCAATGAAGGCGGGTGTTTAGATCAAGTAATGTTGGATTTTAAAAACCAAAAAGAAACAGTAACCACTGAAGAAACAGTCACGGAGGAATAAGAATGAGTGTAGAATTAAGTCGAGAAATTTGGGATGAACTCAAGCGTTATGTAAATGTTGTAGACCGTGACGAAGCTGCAGAAACATTGGTAACAGTACTGATTGATAACGATGTGGGCGCAGACGAAATTAAATCAGTATTTAAAAGTGATAGCGAAGTTAAACGGGCTCTTACTAGCTACCTTGAAGATCACAGCGACGAAATTGATGACGAGGACGAGGATGACGAGGACGAAGATGACTACGAGGATGACGACTATTAATGTGGTATAGTCGAGTAGTTGCGGATCTTAGCAACATTCCAGATTTTATAGCACATTATGAAAATGAGCTAGCAGATGCCAGGCGCGACGTGCAGATTGGCGGCATGATAGAAAAAAATATAACAGCATTACCTGGGGTAACTGAACACAGGTTCAATCAATTGCAGGAAATTGAAGCTGTTCTAAATCATCTCAACATACAGTTAAGAAAAGTTCGTCGCAAACATTTTCAAAAATATCTTGAAGGTTATGCCCGTGCGTTAACCAGCAGAGATGCTGAGAAATATGTGGATGGTGAAGACGAAGTCATTGACTTTGAAACCATTATCAACGAAGTAGCATTCTTGCGAAATCGATGGTTAGGTATTATGAAAGCTATGGAAAGTAAAAACTTTATGCTAGGGCACGTTGTAAGATTAAGAGCCGCTGGCATGGAGGATATACAGGTATGACATTTGCACACCCAGGAGACAGTCACAAACACAGTCTTGAGGTGTTGAACCGTCTATACGAGTATGATGATTTCATGGCCAGTATTTGTAACATGGTTGATCTTGGCTGTGGTGCAGGAGATGATTTGATCTGGTGGGCTACTCGTACCACTAGAGAAGATACTCCACAGCCGTTAAATATTCGGTGTGTGGGTGTTGATATCATGGAAAATTTACCAGCGGCTCATAAACATCCAAACACCACATATCAACGCAACAGTTTTGAAGAACCGTTGCACTCTCCTAAAAACGGATTTGATGTGTTATGGTGCCATGACGCATTTCAGTATGCAATGAATCCAGTGCAAACTCTCAGTCGTTGGTGGCATATTGCTAGCCCAGGGGCAATGTTGTGTTTGACTGTTCCTGTAACACAACGTATACATCGAAGTCAATTGGATTATTACTTGCCTGCAGGTTGCTATTATCACCACAGTATGGTTAGTCTAATACACATGCTGGCCACAGCTGGGTGGGACTGTGGCAGTGGATTTTTTCGCCAAACACCAATGGATCCTTGGCTCCATGCTGTGGTCTACAAAAGTGCTCACGAACCGCAAGATCCAAAAACCATCACTTGGCATGCGTTATCTGAACTTAACCTTTTACCAGAATCAGCCAAGCGTAGTGTATTTGCTCACAATTATCTACGCCAACAAGATCTTGTAGTGCCTTGGTTAGATCACAGCCTAATGAGCATGGCAATAAAATAAAATTGGCTGTTAACTGGGTTAAATATTCGCATGAAAACTATAGTAGTAGTCAGTGGTGGATTTGATCCAATCCATTCCGGCCATATCAAATTAATCAAACAAGCTCGATTGCTGGGCGACATGCTGATTGTGGGCATCAACAGCGACGAGTGGCTTGCTCGCAAAAAAGGTCGCGCATTTATGCCCTGGCAAGAACGTCTTTGTGTACTTAATAATTTAAGCAGTGTAGATGAAGTATACACATTTGATGATGAAGATGGAACCGCTTGTCACTTGTTACAGCAGGTTCGTGCCCACTATCCTGAAGACCGTATTGTATTTGCCAACGGTGGTGACCGCACAAAGGCAAATATTCCAGAAATGGCAGTCGACGGAGTGGAGTTTGCGTTCGGTGTTGGCGGTGAAGACAAATCAAATAGTAGTAGTTGGATATTACAAGAATGGAAAGCACCCAAGACCGAACGTCCATGGGGATATTATCGTGTGCTACATGAAGTACCCGGAACAAAAGTCAAGGAACTCATAGTGATGCCATGGCAACGTCTTAGTATGCAACGCCACCAAAATCGTGCTGAACATTGGCATGTAGCCGAAGGAACTGCTACGGTTTATACAATTAACAGAAAAAGTGATCAAGAATTATTAGGAGAGTTTACACAGCATCAGCATATACATGTTGCTCAACATGAATGGCATCAGTTATGCAATGAAACTGATCAACCGTTGAGTGTTGTAGAAATACAATATGGTCCTAACTGTGTAGAAGAGGACATTGAACGTCAATGACACCAATTCCAATTTTTATCGGATATGACCCAAGAGAAGCAGTGGCATATCATGTGTGTGCTAACAGCATTATTCGACATGCCAGTCAGCCTGTTGCTATTATTCCGTTGGCATTGAATCTACTCAAAGATTATGATGAAACACATACCGACGGTAGCAATCAATTTATCTACAGTCGTTTCTTGGTTCCACACTTGATGAGTTATACTGGCTGGGCTATCTTTATTGATGGCGACATGATTGTGCGTGACGATGTAGTTAAACTATGGGAACTGCAAGAAAGTCATGTGGACGTTATGGTAGTCAAACACGACTATCAAACACGCATGACTGAAAAGTACCTTGGAAGCAAGAACGAAAACTATCCGCGCAAGAATTGGTCTAGCGTAATACTTTGGAACTGTGCAAATCATCCTAACCGTAAACTAACACCGGAGTTTGTACAAAACTCAACTGGCGCATACCTACATCGCTTTAGTTGGATTGATGACAACCGTATCGGCTCTTTGCCCAAGGAATGGAACTGGTTACCGGATGAGTTTGGCCCCAACAAAGATGCCAAACTGCTGCACTACACACTGGGCACACCTAGCTTTCATGAGTTTGCAGATACACCACAAGCAGAAGAGTGGCATCGTGAACACTTGTTAACTGAATACTGCCAACAAAGGATTTTTAAATGATATTACCATTGGCCTTGGTCGAACGTTGGCCCAGCGAGTATGATGGCGAACAACCAATCCGCACCAAAATAAAAAATAATTTCAGTACCATTGAAGAAGCACTGAAAGAAACGACTCGTGAAGCTGTGTTGTTGTATCATGAAATCGTTCTATTGCAAAAATATCAGCGCAAGGCAACAGAGTTTCCGGTGGATAATAAAAAATCTCCTTCCTATGTATTCAACAAACAAATAGATCCAATTTTAAGGACCAAACAAGATCAACTAAACATTCTTTTAAAATACAGTGATTTTCCTGCCATGGTTGTGGCGGCATTCAGAGAAGCAAGACTTATGGACAAATCTCTTTATTGGGACAATAGAGAAAGTGTGCAGAATCCTGTGTTGGTTCGTGGCATAGCAAATGGAAAAATATGTGATGATGTACAGAGCCGAGGCATAGATTATTATTTCATGGAAAGCGGATATCTTGGCAACTACCCCAGTCGCAACAATGATGGAGGCAAAAAGATATATCATCGCATACAAAAGAATGCCATGCAACAAACTCACATGTTGAATGTGCCCGATGATCGTTGGAAAAAATTGTGTGCATGGAACAAAGACTTGAACTATCAAGGTTGGCGCACTCCAGGCTCAAGGATATTGTTGGTAGCTCCCAGTGACAAGCCTTGCAAATATTATGGTATAAATCGACATGAGTGGATGGAACAAACCATCCAGACTCTGCAAACACACACAAATCGATCAATTGTTATCAGAGAAAAATCACCAAGATGGGATCGAAGCCAAAACACATTGTATGATGCACTGGTAGATGATGTATGGGCAGTGGTGACCTATAACAGTATAGCCGCAGTTGAAGCTGTGCATTTTGGTATCCCTGCATTTACTTTGGCGCCCACAGCAGCCGATCCGGTATGTAGCAAGGACCTGAGTCAGATAGAGTCGCCATTCAAGCCCGACAAAAACTTCGTTTATAAATGGCTGTCAAGTATTGCCTACGGTCAGTTTTCTCTGTCAGAAATGATAAGTGGCGAAGCCTGGCAAATGGTATTGCAAAATGACGAACGGCCAAAAATCAAGTCGTACAATTCTGCGACCTCGCCCGAAGAGTATGTAGACAACAATGAGTCGGCAGAGATGTTGACAAAATTTCCAATAGTTTCTGACAAATGATCATCAGAAGCTATCTTAGTAGCTTGCCTCGTCATGTCAACGGCGATGAAAAAATCAATGCCTTGACCTACTTTGCCGAAGGAGCCGCCAAATGTGGAGACAGTGCCAGTTGCATTCAGTCACAGGCCTACGAAGACTGTGACGTGGCCGCCATCATAGGCAATGCATTTGGAGCCAATCCTAAAAAAACACAGTTGCCACACTACGCTGTACGTAAAATGGTCATTGACACTCAGACCCGCTTGCGTAGACATTGGCTTAGTATTGATAGTAATGTGTTCATTTACAAAGACGCTACCAATCCACACAAATATCTGCGCTACAGTTTCAACGGTGTGTTTCCGGCCACTGGTATCTATTGCAATGATCGTCCCGGTGAAGAAAACTGGAACAACATGCGTAGAGATTACAACATGGATTTAAAACCCTGGCGCAACACAGGTAACCACTTGTTGATCACGCTTCAGAGGCCCATGGGCTGGAGCATGCGCGGAGTTGATCTTATGTCATGGTTGGAACAAACACTTGGCATGATTAGAACACACACAGATAGGCCCGTGGTCATACGCTGGCATCCTGGAGACTGGAAGAACTATGTCAAGTACGAAAAAATAATGTCCAAATACAAGGCCATGCTTAGTCCACAACACAGACACATCACGGCAGATCTTGTCAACTGTTGGGCATTGATTTGTCATAATAGTACTCCTGCCGCAGTGGCCGCCATAGAAGGCATTCCGGTATTTGTCACTGATGATCCAAGCTATTGTCAGGCCGGAGATGTGGCCAACACAGATTTTGCCAGATTAGAAAATCCTCACATGCCTGACCGAGAGCACTGGATTAGAAAACTGGCCCAGTGCCACTGGAGTTTTGATGATGTGCGTACAGGTCGTTGTTGGAGTCACATGCGTGAATGGATTACTCCTGTTGTTCCAGATTCCAAGTAAAACTCTGTTTGTGTTTGTGCCACTTGTCAGTAGCCTGTTGGGCGATCCTTACCAGTTTATCTGTTTGTAAAACAATGTCCACAACATTTAACCCAATGCAAACATCTGCAGGTATAGCACCATTTGTTTGTACCCAATCTATCAATCGTTGAGCACCATCTGGTTTTAATATGTAAGCCCGGGCACCTTCGTACCATTCCCCAGCCGGTCTACTCTTTTTTAAATTAAATCCTTCAAGTTTTAACACGTGATCAAACTCTTTGTTAGAAAACGGTTTAAGAAATTCTATGTCATGTTCAAATATACCAATAGGTTGATTAAGTTCCAGGCATTGTTGCCATAACCTATAATGGCTAAGAAAACATCCACGGACCCCAGGTCTCTCCATCATATCTCGGCATTTGGCATTGGCACCGTTAATACCTATACCCCATCTAGCCCACCCAGCATTATCAGCCACAGTTCTACCATCTACTCCTGCAAACAATTCAACATTCCAAGCATGCTCTAGTCCAGTAGCGAGTGCATGGGTTGCCCACGCTGTACTGGTTTCAAATTGTGGAAGATAAATTATATAACTTTTCATTGTTTTTCTGCAACAGCATAAAAACTATGATTTAGATCATACCCTGGAGTTACAAAAATGTTTTTATAATTTCTTGATTGATAATAGTCACATAGATATTCTGATGTTAGCACAGAAAGATGTTTTCGGTTGATCCACGGTCTCCAGTAAGTTTGACCATAATGTGGCAAATACAAAAACATTACCCCTCCTGATTTTAATCTAGTAGTCCAATGATCCAATGCATCAACCCAGTCCGGTAAATGCTCCAAACAATGAGAACTGAAAATATAATCAAATTCGTCTAGCGGAAGATTATAAGCATCGTAGTTGTCATCAAAATTCAAATCAATCATTTGAGCCCCGGG